GTTCATCTGGTATGGGTTCTAATAGTTTATCGTTATCAGGGTGTACTCTGTATCCGAAAGGCACGGTGCGTGTTGTTCTCGCTATTACGTGCCACTGTCTCTCTTCACCTTTGTGTGGCTTGGGTAATTCCCAATACCCCAAAGATTCACGGTTCATTACTACTCGTTCTTACCTTCCTTGGATGGCAGGATAAACACCCCACCACTACTTGACCCTACGTCAATCTTGTCTACCTTACCTAAACCTGCACGGTCAAGTAAGTCTTTAGCTGCTGCCATCTTATCACGAACACCTAGTTCAGTAGGGTCAGATAAAGCACTAACCATAGCCATAGCAGCCTTGGGCGCAGTACGAGCAAAATAAGTGCGTGTCTTATCTGCGATCTCATCTTTTAAGCTTTCTACGATAGCTCCTGTGCTAGATGTTTCACTGTACCCTGCCAGCTTCTTAGCGGCAACTACGTCACCTCCTGCTTCATCAAACAGTACTTCTAAGAACTTCATTTGGTTTTCTGTTAGTTGTCTAGCCATTATGCCACCATGTATAATATGAAACCCATAATACCAAAACCTAATGCAAGAAGCAAGCCTGTTACTGCCCAAGTTATAATAGCTTCTTGTAGTTCAGCTTTACGGTACTCGTGTTCCTTCTTCTGTTTACGTATCTTGGCTTCGATAGCCACTAGTTCGTCCCATGCTGATGGACCCATCGTGAAACTTATGTAGTCCTTTAGCTCTTTGCGCATGGACTCTGCCTTACGCTTAGCTGCAAAAACTTCCATAGCCTCAGATTCTATAGAACCACCAAGTGACTTCCACCAAGGAGGATTCTTAACTTGCTTCTCAGCTTGCCCTAAGTCAGCCATGTGACCAGCCCACTTGTTTAGCTGGCTACCCATGTCCTGTAAGTCCTTGCCTATAGCAAAGCCTTTCTTTAGGGCATTAAAGGCGACAGTGGCCCCGCTAATTATCGTAACTGGGTCCACAAGCCTCTCCTCTATGCTTAAGGACTACTACTCTTCGTTTACAACTCTACGGATATCTCCACGTCCGATACCGATGTCGTTAAGCTCACGGTCTGTCATTGCGCTAAGTTGCATCATAGCAATACGACGATTCGCTTCTTTCTGACGTGCTTCGATGAATGCGTTAAACACTTTTACCATCCAAGCTTTAAAATTAGTGGCCCACATACGTGATTCAGAAATTACTAGTTCCATTATGTATACTCCTTATGTTAACGGAAACATACATAGTTATACTAAAATAGTGGGCCTTTACTATTACTTATTTGGAATACCCGTTATGCAATTTTGTTAGGGTAGAATCTTTCTTCTGTGGCTATAGTAATTGTAATAGCACTATTAGAACTAGCTAAACCACGTATCTTGTCATTCTTCTCTAAGTACAAAGGGTACTCTGTTATTTGCAAAATAGAGTTAGGAATCATCTTAACTGTTTCTGCTATAGTGTGATATGTTGTAGCTGAACTTTCATACCAATCTAAACTAAACGTAACAGTAGAACTAGAAGCGTTAGATACTATTATACTATTAACGTCACCACTAAAACTAGCAGGTACAGTATATAAGTCCTGATTAGCTGTAGTAAGCTCTACTGATAAGGTTCTCTTTTTCTCTGATGTCATGGTGCTGTATTCGCTATATAAACAATGTCTGCTGAAGCAGCCACACGCAAATCAGCATTTGAACTAGTAGCTACAGCACGAAACTCAATGTCTGTTTTTTCTGGAATAGGTTCTGGTGTAATATAGTTTTGATGAAAGGATGCTTGAAACAAATCAAACTTATTCTTAACACGAAATACACCATTAAGTTCTCGTGTAAGATAACGCATTGTAGCAACCTTGTTGTTCTGTTCTGTAAATGAAGTAGCATCTATTGACAATAAATAAGCTGTATAACCTGCAGGTACTGTCCATAGTGTCATCAAGGTTTGATTTTCACCATTAGTAATCTGTGCATATGTAGTTCCACCATTGGCTATAGTCACGTTATTCGTGGGAGCAGTAGACCCTTCTATGAAACAACGATTAACACGCAAGAATGTCTGCGTAGTTGTAGCAGTACCACTACCTGCTAGTGTGACAGTCTCGTTGACTTCGTTGTAATCGGCATCCAAACCACCTACATTTACCTGCACACCATTGTCTGTAGCACCTGCACCACTAGTCACTGTCATAGCTACAGCGCTAGAAGGGTATGTATATAGTCCACCTGCATCCCATATGGTTTCTTCTATGTCTTGTATTACGGGGTTATGACCAAACTTAAATATACGTTTATGCCCGTCTACAAGACCACGAGATACCTGCACAAAATAAGGATAGTCGCCAACGCCACCACCCATAGTCATTACTTTAGGATACGAGGTAATAGACATTACTTCTTAATAACCTTCTTAACAGTCTTAACTACCCAAGCCTCATTCACATCAGGTGTAGAGGGATCATCAGCGATGAAGTGTCCATTCTCGTCACGTGCTCGTACCATCTCCAGAGTCTCAACAACTTCAGTCTCCTCTTTCTTCTTAGCTTTCTTAGCACGTGGCTTAGGTGTTGCAGTCATAGCCATCTCAGCTTCTTGGCAGATAGCTGTTACGTTAGGGTCTTTACTCTGTACGTTACCGTAATTGTCTTCACCTGCAGCTTGGTTACCACGTCCATCCCACACATAGCCATGCTCATCTACACGATAGCCTTTAGCTTCTAGAGCATCTTTGTATTTATGATAAAACTTTTGTACCATTACTTACTCTTTTTGATTGGACGTTCAGCAGGGTTAGATGCACCACAAGGCATTCCACCATGTGCAAAACCCATACGCTTCTTAGACATACCACCGTAGGCCATACCCATCTTCTTAGTCATACCACCATAGCCATAGCCCATCTTCTTAGCTACCTCTGGTGCAGCTTTCTTTAAAGCTTTCATACCTTCGTTCATCATTCCACCTTTACTCATGTTGTTGTGATAGCCTGTCCCACCACAATGTGAGCAGCCTTTACCTTTACACTTAGGACAAATTTTCTTAGCCATTATACACTTCTCTTTCTACCAGAGGCTGTTGTTGACCAAGCAACTTTAGATGGTCCTGTCTTTTTCTGTGCCTCTTTTTTGGATATTTTTGAGGCAACCGCTTTTGGCCTACACGCTGGGTACGGACGACTTGAGTCACTTGCTGAACTGCGCCCACATTCTTTACCTGTTTTAACGTCAGTCCATTTCTCACCAAACCACTTACCTAAGCCTCCTGTGCCGTATCCTGCAGCATAGATAGCCCTGCCCTGCTTTTCTGCAGCAGCTTTGGTTTTATATACTTTACCTGTGTTACCCCACTTATAGCCACCAGGGACTTTACGTACTGGCATATCATGCTTTCTTTACTTTGTTAGCTGTAGTACCACTATACTTACCGCCACGCTTTTTGTATTCCTTAGTAAGCCAAGCTGATGCATATGCGCTGGGCCATACATCAAACTTCTTCTTAGCTAACGCCTTTACTTGAGCGTACAGTTTTTTGTTAGTTGGTGTAGGTGTTTTACTCATGCGTTACCACCTTCTACTTTGTGGCAGTGAGGTGTAGCATAAGCACCACCCTGACGTATATTAGCAGCTACTTGTTCTGCTTCCTTTAAGCAAGCCTCTTCACTGTAAAACGCTTCAGGCTTAGCTATGACCTGACACGATAATGCCATTGGGTCAAAACAAACAAGTAGTATTCCTATCCACATAACTTACCAAGCCTTACATGACCAGTAACGAGCAGTGAACTTATCCGTTGCTGTATCACAGTTATGTCTAGCTCTGAAGCTCTTACGTCTATCAGGCTGGTCTTTCTTGATGGACATGTTAGGATCACCGAAACGTACTATCTTTACTTCGTTACCTTTTTTAGCTAATACTGCAGACTTCTTTGATGTGCCAGGAGTACGCTTCGGTTTGTTGTAACCAGGGAAAGTCTCACCACGGTACTTTAACTTTCCGCTAGGTAAACGTTCTACATCTTTAGTCGTTGCCATCTTAGTCTATTCCTTGTCGTACTCTGTCAGGGTCTAACACTTCATGCCTACCCAAGTGTCCCTCTAAGTACATAGCTCTCTCTACGTGATCTAACGTGTATCGCACACCAGTACGTGCTTCTATAGCATCTCTTACGTAGAACACATCAGACTTAGGTATGTGAACTTTACGTATAGCACGTGAGTCATTGCTAGCTAATGCGTTGTAGAAGTCTGTTAAAACATCTTCTGTTGCATACAGTTGTACAGGTTTCTGTTTCATTGTCAAGTAAAAACTTTAATCAGCAATAAAGTACGTGCCGCAAGTAACTAGTTGTTACATTGTAATTGTTACAGAGAGGAGGGAGAGGAGACACACAGTTACAACATAGTGTAGTTACTCGCAGCACGTAGTCACAATAGTATTATTGCTTTTATGATTTGTGACTGTGTATAGTTTAACATTAATGTAGTAACTATGTCAAGTACAAATATTCATATAGTTGCATGTATAGTTATATGACCTATGTCCACTATCATATTTACTACACTAAGTAATAACTTTTATGTAGTAACTATCTTTTATGTTTACTTCTTATGTGTAACTACTTTATAGAGTTATTACTTAAGAGTTTAACTTACCCTGTTGTCCCATAGTTATACGATTTGTCAAGCGGTTGTCAAGTCACTTTTTTGTAAAACTATACTTAATAGCCAGGGAAGTTACGCTTTTGGTCCATACACCCCTACTTGTTAGCCTTAGATATGTTAACATAAGCAGGGAGAACTTGTAAGTTCCAGGGTACATGTAATCCACAAATGTTCTCACCTCTAAGGGGTACTATATGATCTACGTGATAGTCTTCACCAGTAACAGCCCTACAGTCACGCATTAACTCATATGTATCTACTATCTGTTGTTTGTGCTCTTTAGTTAACCATTTAGGTGTGGCTTGTCTGTTACGTTTTTTACGTAAAGCACTTTCTCTTTTAGCTCTAGCCTTACCTGCAGGGCTTTCTCTATATGCTTTTACAGTAGCTCTACCTTGAGGAGTTGCTCTTTGTTCAGCAGACTTATTATTCTTACATGTTTTACATATGTGATTAATTTGTCTGTAGCTACTACCGTCTTTACGCTTACGTTTACGCATAGGAAAAACAGATATAGGTAATTGTTTATTGCAGCTACTACATGTTTTAACACCAAGCGCTAGTTTCTCTTCTCTTTCCTGTTCAGCTTTCTTGCGCCACTCTTCTTTTATTTTATCTTTGTTTTCAGCATACCAAGCATCCCATTTAGCTTTACCTGCTTCCTGCCGTTCTTCAGGAGAAAGTTTCGGTTTACGTACTTTATTTAGCCATTCTTCCCGTGTTAAGCCTGTTTTACTCTTCTTATTAGAATAATATTCTCTTATGTACTTTCTTCTACAAGCTTTACATCTACCTGTTGGTACTTTATCACAGTTAGCGTTACTGCGTCTATCAAACTGGTCTAACTCTTTGGTTTTATTACACACTGTACATTCTTTCATGTTTACCTCCTTGGTGTGTATATAGTTATACTCGTGTGTATGTATATGTCAATAGGGGTGTGACACATTAAAAAAGCTCGTGTGTGTATTTGTACATATACGTATAACGTACATACCCCACCTGGCCCCCGTGCCGCATCGATAGATATAGCTAAGTCATTGATTTCATTAGAGTTTATACTAGAAGTAGAGTAGAGATAACTTTAAGTTGTACAAAACTAGGCATAAATGTAGTGCTAAGTAGTTGTTTTTGTTATGTTTTACTACTCATATAGCTTGAGTATTAGGCTTGTGATCACAAAATACCCTACCCCTACACGATGTGATCACGAAATACACCATACGATGCATGTTACACATTTATTTGTGATCACAAAAGTATAACACATTCAAAACCCGGAATGTTTCCAGTGCTTCACCTTATATATATAACAAAAGAACAAAACTAGAACGAATCACTAACTAGCAGAACAAATAGGAACACAAAGAGAACCACTCATCCCGACTCGAAAATAAACACTAATAAAAACAATAGCTTATCAAAAAGTTTATCAAATAGTTAAAATAGTTGTTGCAATACTCAAATCAATCTGCGCATAGTTGGTACATCGAAAGCGACAAGAAACAAACGCACAAGATAAGACCTAGCAAAGTTTCAGCGTCCTAAGCGATCAGCACCCTAGAAAGAGGCTTGCAAACTAAACGACTAAACTAGACACTTTAACCCTTAACCGTATGAGGTGACACAACAGAGACAAACACTATAGGTATTGACCCGAATGTACCGCACGTTATTTGACATAGCAGCCCCGGCTGACTGGGTAAGACTTGCCCGGCTGCACCCTAGTACATTGCACAGTGATGTATTGGTAAAGAAACAAAACACTGTCTTGGTTGGTACTCTCTAACCTTGCACCAATAGGCGGCAACTACTTGTGGCGTGGCATGATATACATGCAGTCTCATGAGTATGCGTCCATGGCTGAACGGGTGGCACGTGGCAAAAGCAAAGCGTGGTTAACTAAACTTTCTTGACAGGTAGGCATGTAATGTGCCTATTCTCTAGACAGTTTATAGAGGAACACAGACATGAAACTGAAACTGTATATCGCAAGTGATGGATGGCCTTTCTACTTACAAGATGATGGCACATTGACAGACACACCCAATCCTTTACAGTCAGACTTAGGATGGGATAGCTTAAAAGACTTGACAGATTGGGATGAAGATACAAGACTTGCTACAGAGCAAGAGTACATAGAACACCAAGAGAATCTAGCTAGAGGAGGCTTAGATCATGACGTATAAACTTATAGGTGTTGGCACTAACGCCAAGACAGTCAAGGGTGATGGTAGCGAATACTTGACAGCTATTCTATACATGACACCCTACAAAGTGATGGTGGATGGTAAGCTATTCAACTCATGTAGTATGGCGGCAATCGCTAACTGTATCGAAGCTTGTCTATACACTGCAGGACGTGGTGCGTTTAACAATGTACAGACTGCACGTCAACGCAAGGCAGAATGGTTTTACCGTGATCGTGTAGGCTTCATGAAGCAACTATACGCTGACATTCTTAAGTTTCGTAACTACTGTGTCAGACGTGGTATCACACCTGTGGTACGCTTAAACGGTACGACAGACATACGGTGGGAGCTTATACCTGCTATGCCGCACAACTTAGCTAACATCTTTCAAGAGTTTCCTGATGTCCAGTTCTACGACTACACCAAGATCAGCAATCGCAAGGTGTCACACATACCTAACTACCACCTAACGTGGTCATACAGTGGTGCGAATGCTGACTATGCTGCACAAATGCAAGATGCACTCGACAAGGGTATGAATGTCGCTGTGGTATTCCGTAAAGAGTACAAGCTTAAGACATGGCGTGGCGTAAAAGTCACAGATGGTGACAAAGATGATCTACGCTTTCTTGACCCGAAGCGACACATCGTGGCACTGTATGCCAAGGGTAAGGCTAAGAAAGACACAACAGGATTTGTTCAGGAGGTAGCGGCATGAGTAGAGAAGAGTTTTTTGAATGGTTGGACACATGCCCGACCCACAAGTGGGAAATCACTCACGAAGAGTACGGCCACGTTGTCGTATCTTTTCCTAACGATGAAGAAGATGAAGAAGAGGTGACAGCATGAGCGAGGAACCTAGCAGCAAAGTTAGTCAACGATAAGGAGACAACATCATGAAAAAACTAGTAGAGGCCATGAAAGATTGGCAAGACTTACAAGAAGGTGAAATCTTTGGGGTGATCAGCACATACTTTTACAATGGTGAACACTGGTATGTATTACTAGATCAGAACAGCAACAAGCAGTGTTGGCCTACGTGTTTCTTTAATGATGTAGAGGAGATAAAACTATGACTAAACTTAGCAAGAGAGAACAGCTTTTAATCCTAGTAGCTGATCTAGGTTGGGACTACGACAGAATGTCCAGTTCAGGTCAACAGACATACGACAATCTATGCAAACTACTAGGCATAGAAGTACCACAAGACGAGGTGACGCTATGAATCTACAACTAGCAATAGAGATATGTGAGCAGCTAGTACCTGCTGACCACGAAGAAGAAATAGAAGCTTGGCAATACCTGATTGACACAGGCAGGGCTTGGGAGTTACAAGGATGGTATGGACGCACAGCCAAGCGATTGATTGACGAAGGTGTATGCACATACACAGACAGAGCAGACGAGAGGGTACAACTATGACTAAAGGTATCGTATTATCACTGTATGACTTCACAGGTGAGGCACTCAAACCTTGGGCAAAAGCAGGGTATCAATGCTACGCTTTTGACATACAACACGAGAAGCTAGTAGAGCGTTATGAGGAGCACGGTGAAGGTAGTATAAGCTATCTACATGCAGACCTACACAACACAAATACTATAGGTAGAATACAAAGAGTTTGGCAGGATGAAAATGTAGTATTCGGCATGGCATTCCCTGTCTGTACTGATCTAGCTGTATCAGGTGCGGCACACTTCGAGCGTAAGCGTAAGGCTGATCCTGAGTTTCAGATACGTGCTAGCAACCATGCACGGTGGTGCGCATCACTCTTTGAGGCACTGGACATTCCATACTTCATAGAGAACCCTGTGTCTCGACTAGCCACGCTGTGGCGTAAGCCTAACTACTCGTTCCACCCGTATGAGTATGGCGAGTACATCCCTGACGCAGAGGCAGAACATCCACGATGGCCTGACTACATTGCACCCAAGGATCGCTACACTAAGAAGACGTGCCTATGGACAGGTGGGGGCTTCACTATGCCACCCAAACGTCCGACACAAAAGCCTGACGGATACAGTCAGCAACACCTAAAGTTGGGCGGTAAATCCCAGCGCACAAAAGACATACGCAGTGCTACGCCACGAGGGTTTGCACGTGCAGTGTTTGAAGCTAACGTAAAGGAGACAGAGTTATGCAACTAATTAAAGAAGCAGACCTAACACAAGGATGGCAAGCACAACTGTTTGACACAGGTGAGATGCAGGTTCGCAACGGTACGACAGGCGAAGTAACTTGGCTACCGAAAGAAAGTGTTGACACACTGATAAACATCTGCCAAGAAGTAAAGGCAGAAACATTAGCTAAGAAGGAGACAAACTAATGAAACACCAACACAACACAATCCTAAAACACTTACGTGCTACTAAAGGTTTGACTGTACGTGAGGCAATGATTGACTACTCTATTCAATCTTTCACCAAGCGTATCAGTGAACTACGCAAGCTAGGCTATCGCATTGATGGCGTAAAGTCTAAGCACCCTGTAACTGGTCAACGCTACACACGCTACGTGTTAGTCGATGAACATAATGCAGCATAAAGGTAAATACATAGGGTATGATGATGATGGTAAAGTTGTCATCATATCCCGCAACAAAAAGATAGTCATGAAGTACATGCACCAGAAGGAGACACAGCAATGACTTACAGAGTACAGTTCTTTGACACCGATGGTAAACTTATCTGTTGGTACAGCACATCTAACAAGGCAGAAGCATACAAGCTAGCTGTCAAGAGTAAGAACTGGTATGCGGAGGTGGAGCGAGTCTATGCCTAAATACAATGTAGAACACCTAAAGAACATCCATCGTTATCACAACGAGTTACAACAACAGATTGATGATGCCGATTGGATGGGACAGTATGATGATGTAGAACATCTACGTGCTGAGTTGAAACATGTTAAAGAGGCACAGGCTAACGGCGATGTCTGGTATCCTATGTTCTAACTATGTATATCGTATCTAAAGTTTTAATTGCAGCGTACATGCTTGGCATGGTGTACTTCTTGTACGATACATTCAAGGATGACTACAATGACAGACGAAAATGAGGATGATCCACATGACGAAAGCACACACTGGATTGGCAATCTACCTCAAGAGAGTAATGACAGCACTGAGCGTACTGATAAACGTACTACTAGGAGGTCAAAACAACCAGACGTTCAGCGCAAGAAACCACCAATGGCAGAAGGACGGTAAGCCTAACATAGTATACTTCATTGACTTAGTGCTAGGTAAAGGGCATTGTGTAGAGTGTTGGGCATACTGGAAAGTGAGGAGAAAATGGTGATAAACATCCCAGGTAAGACAGCAAATGTACGTGACATCGTGTACTACTATCTACAAAGCGACAACTACAAACGCTTGTCTGCTAAGTCACAGCGTGAGTATGCTGCACAATTAGAGAAAGTACTTGATACTGTAGTAGAGGGTAAGCCTTTCGGTAGCTACCGTGCACGTTCCCTCAAAGCTAGACATACTAACCTAGCATATCAGCAGTGGCTACAGACAGGTGCACACACAGCTAACTATCGCAAGGCTACACTCAGCACAGCATGGCGTTACTGTATGCGTCTTGACGTTATGGAGAACGATCCAGTACGCCTTATCAAAACGGAGAACGCTAAGCCACGCAAGGTCAAGTGGTCACGTGAACAGGTGTCAACCTTTCTTGACACAGCATACTCCGACTTCAAGTGGCGTAGCATTGGGTTGATTGTACACATGGCATACGATCTAGCTCAACGTGTAGGTGACATGCGTGTCTTGACTTGGGATGAGGTAGACTTAGATGCCCAGCGCATAGACCTAACACAGAGTAAGCGTGGAGCAGACGTACACTTGCCTATCTCACAAGCCCTGACAGGTATGCTACAGCAGCAGAAGGATGACTTTGGGTTTCAGCAATATGTTGCACCTAAAACCACGCCTGTAGCAGGAGCTTATGTGCCTTACCCAGTAGATCAGATTGATGATGCTATCAATGAAGTCAAGGATGCAGCAGGACTACCAAAGAATATCACTGCTATGGACTTACGCCGCACCGCTATCACAGAGATGGTAGAAGGTGGTGCTGACCTGGCTCACATCATGCAAGTTAGTGGACACCGTAGCCCTGACTCAGTAAGACCTTACATGGTAAACACATTCAGTGGTGCTAAGACTGCACTAGCTAAGAGAGGTAAGACTTAATGCAGAACGTTAAGAAGTACGTAGAAGGTCTTGATATAAAAGAAGGAATGCAGTACCGTGCTACCTGTCCGTGGTGTGGTGGTAAGAACACATTCACTGCTACCAAAGAGGATGGCACTGTGCTATACAACTGCTACAAGCTTGACTGTCGCATCAAAGGTGCAACCAGTACAGGCATGACAGCAGAGGAGATCATGGGTAGGTTACGCCCACAAGAGAAACACAAACAGAAAGAGGAACAAGAGTTGCTTACGTGGCCTGAACATGTAGTGTCACCCAGCGCAGAGCACACACTACACACTAAGTTTGTCAAGCGCTGGGACTTAGAGTATGAATACTTGATGTACGATGTCAAAGATCGACGCACTGTGTTCCCAATACGACATGAAGGTAGGCTCATTGATGCAGTTGGACGTGCTTTAGACGGAGCTATACCAAAGTGGTACAGATACAGTGGAGTAGCTAATGTATATAAACGTACTATAGGTAAGCCCAATGGTGTAGTTATTATAGTAGAGGATGTCATTAGTGCAGTGTCAGCAGCTAAGACTGTACCAGGTTTGACTGGTCTAGCTATCCTTGGTACATCACTTAATGTTACAATGATGAAACATTTAGAGGACTACTACAAGATAATTGTAGCGTTAGACCCTGATGCTGCACACAAGACCTTGGCATACAAGCGAGAGATAGAGTCATGGACAGGGTTAGACACAAGAGCATTAAGACTTGACGATGACCTGAAGTATAAGGTAGAGTCTGATATAAT